GATCTGGAAGTGACCGTGCATGATTTCCCACAGGGAACGATAAGAGAGCAGAATAGACAGCTCTGTGAGCTGATCGGGAACGGATGCGAGATGATTGAGCACGTCATGCCAAGACGACTGTATAACGAATTAGGGCATACGACAGAAGTTAAACGTGAAAACAGCAAGTGTGTGGCTATGCTGGTTGACGAAGAGTTTCTGCTCAAGAATAAACTTCAGCTTAACCCGATTGGCTGCTATCTGTACGAAACCGACAAACACGGCTCCCCAATCATGGGAAACATTTTGTTTGTAGGTGATACATATACAGGCGATGGCATTACGTTTTCAGGGATTGAAGAAGAGACATTCAACAAATTGTATGAGCAGTTGAAACAGCTGGCATGGAAAGCGGGGACAAAATGACAGCAGAAGAGAGAAGAAAATGGATTGGTGTATTACTGGATAAGGTACTGACAATTCATGAACAGGGAAAACATTATGTCAGTCTGGATATTAACAATCTTGATTATTCAATAATGGTCACCGTAACTGCAATAAAACATGGATGGGGTGCAAATAGAGGGTATGATTTCTATAAATACTGTATTATGGATCTTGGTACAAAAGAACTTCCAGTAATGGTCGAGTATCTGGACAGCCTGATCGAGGGCGAGGAGGAAAGCAAATGATCGGAGTAAGCGAAGGGAAAGACCAGGAAGCCAGAGCCATCCTGGAACTGGCCGGGATTGATTCGGACAAGTACCGGATCTGGCACCATAATAGCATCTATGTGCATGCAATAAATGAAGAGACGAAAGAATCGGTGATCGTTGAGAAAGCGACACTCGAGGTAGTAAAAAGTCCCGGTGCTTTGGCGGGCGATCCGGGACACAAAAATAACATTTCAAGCTCATTATAGAGCAAACATAGGAGGTAAATCAAGTGAAATTACATAAATTAATTTCGACAGTAGATATGAGCCATGAAGAATGGCTGCGATACAGAAAACTGGGCATCGGTGGGAGTGATGCCGGAAGCATCTGCGGATTGAATCCGTACAGTTCTGCAATTGCTGTCTTCCAGGATAAGACGCAGAAAGAAGCAGGGGAAAAAGAAGACAATGAGGCAATGAGACAGGGAAGAGACCTGGAGGAGTACGTTGCCCGCCGGTTCATGGAAGAGACAGGGAAAAAGGTACGCCGTGCCAATGCGATCTATGGGCATCCGGATCATGATTTCATGATGGCGAACGTTGACCGCCTGGTAGTTGGTGAGAATGCCGGTCTGGAATGCAAGACAGCGTCTGCCTATTCAGCTGACAAGTGGAAAGACGGGCATATCCCGGAATCCTACGAGATCCAGTGCCACCATTACATGGCAGTGACCGGGGCGGATGCCTGGTATATCGCCTGCGTGGTGCTGGGAAAAGAATTCATCTGGCGAAAGATCGAACGCGATGAGGAAACGATTCAGATGCTGATTGATATTGAAAGTGATTTCTGGCAGAACAATGTAAAGGCAGACAAGATGCCGGCACCGGATGGAAGCAAGGCAGCGGAAGAGCTGTTACAGAAGTATTATGGAAGTTCCGAACCGGAAAAGATGATCCCGCTGGTTGATTTTGACGAGAAACTGGAACGCCGTGCAGAGATCAGCGACCTTCAGGACAAGCTGGAGAAAGAGAAGAAGCAGATTGAGCAGGAGATCAAGGTTTATATGGAAGATGCAGAGATGGCAGTATCGGATCTGTACCGCGTCACCTGGAAGAGCGTGACCGCGAACCGTGTGGATTCGAAGCAGCTGAAAGCAGATTTCCCGGAAATCTACAAACAGGTATTGAAACAGTCTGAAAGCAGACGGTTCACCGTAAAAAGAGCTGAGAGAGCATAAGGAGGAAGCAAGATGGCAGTAAAAGACGCACTGGCAGAAAAGACCAGCAGAAAGAATGAAGCAGTGAAGCTGACAAAAAACATGAGCATTGCAGACATGATCAAGGCAATGGAGCCGGAAATCAAAAAGGCTCTGCCGCAGGTGATCACACCGGAGCGTTTCACACGCATGGCATTATCCGCACTGAACACCACACCAAAGCTTGCAGAGTGTTCGCAGATGTCCTTCCTCGGGGCACTGATGAACGCAGCACAGCTTGGTCTGGAACCGAACACGCCGCTGGGACAGGCGTACCTGATCCCGTATAGAAACAAAGGGAAGCTGGAGTGCCAGTTCCAGATAGGTTACAAAGGGCTGATTGATATGGTATACCGCAACGAAAACATCCAGACCGTGCAGGCACAGTGTGTATATGAAAATGATGATTTTCAGTATGAACTGGGACTGGATCCGAAGCTGGTGCACAAACCGGCATTGAAAGACAGAGGAAACCTGATCCTTGTATATGCACTCTGGAAATCAAAAAATGGTGGTTTTGGTTTTGAGGTTATGAGCAAAGAAGACATTGACAACCATGCAAGACGGTTCAGTCAGAGTTTCGGCAGTTCTTACAGTCCATGGAAAACGAACTATGAGGAGATGGCGAAGAAAACGGTCATTAAGAAGTGCCTGAAATATGCACCGCTGAAAACAGATTTTGTCATGCAGATGAACAATGATGAGAGTATCAAGAGCGAGATCAACGTCGATATGTCCGAGGTAGTCAACGAGCAGGAAGACCCGAACATCATCGACCAGGAGTATAAGGAAGTAGAAAATGGACAGCCAGAACAATAAAGAAGAACCAAAGCTGTTCACGTTCACCGTACCGGGCAAGCCGCAGGGCAAAGCCCGGGCGAGAACATTCTACAACAGCAGGAGCGATAAAATGAGCAGCGTAACACCTGAAAAGACGGTGCTGTACGAAAACCTGATCAAGACCTGTTTCCAACAGAAATACGGACAGAAACGGTTTTCGGATGATGCGTATGTGGTTGCTAATATCTTGGCGTATTTTGAGCCGCCTAAGAGCATCTCGAAGAAGAAAAGGGCAGAGATGCTGGAAGGGAAGATCTGGCCGGCAAAGAAGCCGGACAGTGACAACATCGCAAAGGTTGTGCTGGATGCCCTGAACGGCATCGCATACCATGATGATACGCAGATCATAAAACTGAGCGTCACAAAGGCGTACAAAGAGGAAGCGTATTTGAGCGTTACTCTGATGCGGTTCGATACATAAAGAGAGAAAAAGGAGGCTGATATGGCAAGGAAGAAGCAGGAAGGGAACCGCTTTTTCCGGATGGATGCAGACTTCTTCTCAGACAGAAAGATAAAGATCCTGAAAGCCCGCTATGGGGCGGATGGGATTGTCTTGTACCTGTATCTTTTATGTGAGATCTACAAGACAGGGTATTACTTACAGGTTGACGATGATTTTGAATATATCATCTCGGATGACCTGAACATGGATGGCAACAAGGTGAAGCAGGTCTTGAACTTCTTGCTGGAACGGTCACTGTTTGACGATACACTTTTCCAGTCGGACAAGGTCTTGACCTCTGCCGGAATACAGAGGCGTTATCAGGCGATGGTGAAAGCCAGAGCCACGAAAACGCCGATCACAGCCGAGAGGTTCTGGCTTCTTTCGGAAGAAGAGACCGAAACATTTATTAAAGTGAACCCTTCTTTAAATTCTTCTGAGAAAAAAAGCGGTTTTTCCGAGAAAAAAGAGGATAATTCCGAGAAAAATAACACAAAAGGAAAGGAAAAGAAAAAAGAATATATAGATATAGATACGGCTCCGCCGGATTCCTATTTTTCTGATGATTCCCTGAACAAAGCCTTCCTGCTGTTCCTGAAGACCAGGAGAGAGGAAGGTGCAAGGATCACAGAAGAACAGGTGAAGCTGTTGAAAGAGGATCTTAAGGATTTGTCAACGGATCCGAGGGAGATGGAGGCGATTGTCAGAAAAGCGACTGTAAGCGGCTGGAAGAGCTTCTATCCAATCAAGAAGCAGCCAGCAGCCAAGAAGAAGGAAAAGAAAACCGTAAAGAATACATTCAATGCATTTCCGCAAAGGGACTATGATTTCGATGCACTGGAAAGAACATTGAACGAGTAAGGAGGCAATATGGGACAGCTGAAGATTTTTGAAAATGAAGAATTTGGGCAGATCAGAACCGTGATGAGAGATGGGGAAGTGTGGTTTGTGGGGAAAGATGTGGCTGAGGCGTTAGGATACGGAAAAGGGAAATCATTAGCAAATGCCGTTTCTGATCACGTTGATCCAGAAGACAAAGGGGTCACCAAAATGATGACCCCTGGAGGAAATCAGAAGGTGACTATTATTAATGAGTCAGGATTATACTCACTCATTCTCAGCAGCAAATTAGAATCAGCGAAGCGTTTCAAACGCTGGGTGACATCAGAAGTGCTGCCAGCGATCCGCAAGACTGGTAGCTATGACATGGACGAATATTCGCCAGAGATAAAAGCGATCCTGATGCATGATAAGAAGCTGGTGAAGATTGACAACCGTGTGACAGATCTGGAGAATCACATGACCATTGACTACGGCCAGCAGACAGTTCTCGGCGATGAGGTCAACAAGGCGGTTCTGGACGCACTGGGCGGCAAATACAGCAACGCCTACAACGAGATCGGCAAGAAAGTATTCGCGGAGTGCAACCGTGACCTGAAACACTATTTCCACGTCAACGCCAGAAACAACGTGCCAAAACGACGTTTCGAAGAAGCTGTGCAGTACATTCAGAGATGGAGGCCCTGCACGAATACACAGATCCAGATCCGTGACTGCAATGCACAGGTGTGTATGCCATGAGCGGGGACGAGGTATTCACAATACAGGCAAGACGCTGCAAACGGTGCGGGAGGCTTCTGACGAGCCAGGAAGCAGTGGAAAGAGGTTACGGCTGCCAGTGTGCCATGAAAGCGAAAAGAGAAGAAGAGGCACAGAAACCGATACCGGGACAGCGGACGATATTCGATTATCTGGAGGAGGAAAGCTGATATGTACTATGAATTTGATGATTATTTTGAACCAGGTGAATTTGACGAGAAAATTGAAGAGTTAAAGAACGAGCTTAGGGAATCGGTGAAAAAAGAAATCAACGATGAAATCGAGAAACTGCGTAAGGAAAACAAAGAATTACAGGGGATCAAGAACAATTTTGAGTCTATCAAAAGGGACTTTGAAAGAAAAAAAGAAGAATGCGAAAGAGTAATGAAAGACGCTGAGTATCGTGCAAAACATGCAAGGCTGGCAGAACTGATGGAGCAGATGAAACTTGTATTATGGTCAGTAACATGGGAAGCACGATACAAGAGAAAATGTAATAAATGTGATTGCTGGAGAAACGTTAAGGTGACGTTGCCGTCTGGAAACACTGTTTCAGACACATGTATATGTGCAAAAACTGCACGTGTGTATCATCCAAAAGAAAATGTACTGTACGAAATAGCCGATAGAGGCCTTGATTTCCGTGTGTGGTATAAAGAAAGAGGAGACAAGGGGAAAGAATATTTTATAGCTGACACAATTGCTGTGATTCCGTCAAAAATCATAGATCGTAACAAAAATTTTGAAGAAATCAATAAAAAAGAGGTTTACGGAATATTTTTTACTTCTTTTGAAGAATGCCAGGAATTTTGCAGTTATCTGAATAAAAAAGAGGGAGTCGCGGGATATGACTACGACAGAGAAGGCAACCTGATTGCAGAAAGTACAGGTGAGGATAATGAATAAAGTAATTTTAATGGGACGGTTGAC